CTTTTTTAGCACCAGCAATTTTGTCTGCAAATGTAACTTTGTTTCGGGGAGGTGCTAGTTTGGCAAATTTCTTTAGTTGAGGTGCACTTAGTTTTTCTTCAAGCCCCATTGGATCGGCTTCTTTAACAGGATATTGTTTTCCACCTACACTGACTTTTTCACCAGGTTGAATGCCGTCTGACTTGGCTTTGCGGACTGCTGCACCAAATGCATTGCCTTCGTCGGCCATCATGCTTTCATCATACTTGTCATACTTGTTGCGGATGTTGCTCATGGTTTTGTTGCTAGCATGCTCACGGCCGGCCTTTTGCAAAGCCTTCATTCCCTCATCGCCATATTTCTTTTTGCCAATGGCTGCTTGGAACGCTGATTCTTCCATGTCTTGTTCCTTCAACCCACGCAACGTTTTAGCTAGCACTGCTTGTTTTTTTAGAGTAGGATTTGAACTATGAGTTGCTTTGGCCAGTTTACCAGCAGGAATCTTTTTGCCTTGTGGCACATGCAATGCCTTGTGTAGATCACCTTTGTGAGCAGGGTTTACAGCTTTCTGTATCCACTTTTCACCTTTTTCATTGATAGGACTGTAATCCTCATTGAGTTGCCCAGCTTCGGGTTTGGCACGAATGCCGTCAAGTTTTTTGTTTAGGTCGTAGAAAAAATTGTCCATGTCATTATCCTCTTGGTTGTGCGCCGGTAGCTGGTTTGGCGGGTCGCTTCATTGTGCTCATTGGGCTTTTTACACCCTGTGGCAAATCATTGGTTGTGGTTGCTTTGGGTGTTTTGCCGCCGGCTACAGTAAAATCACTGCGATAAGCATTTTTCAATACTGCATGATTATTATATTCAGTGGCATAGTCTTTATACAAGGCTTTTTGTTGTTTATCTGGAGCAGGGTAATCTGTGTCAGTCAAAAGATCTTTGTTTTCGGCTTCAATTTTTTCACGTTCCAGATCCATGCTGTCTTCATGTGCCGCAGTCAACATGATCACACGATTGGGATCAAATCCTAAAATTTGTGCAAGCTGTTTGATCTGAGGTTCAATAGCAGGATATCTGAGTTCTACATCAACTGAGGTCACTCGATCATTTGCAAACGCAGGAAAATCTGCAGGTTTGAGTTGTACCGGTGTTGTTTTTGGTGCAGAAATTCTAACAATATCAAACTGTTGCATTTTTTCTTCTAGATTTTTCAAGAAGTCTGGTGGCGTTTCACCTAGCATTTTGATGCGATAGTGATAGGTTCTTTGACTTTCCGCTAGATATTCTTTGAACTGTTTCATAATATTTCCCTATATGATATTTATGCGTCTTTGATCTTTTGGTCTCTATTGCCAATTAGCCGTTCCAGCAAGTCGTTGCGACTGAGTATTTGTCCGTGTGCAGTTTCCACAGGCGACTCTTCTTCCCGGCCTTGATCCATCTTGGCTTTTTTAAGTTGTAGATCAATCATCTTTAATTTTTTGTTTAGTTTGGCAGTTTTAGCAGTGAGTGCATGCCCCAACATTTGACTGGCCACTGCAAATATTTCTGCAGAATATCTTGAATCTACATTGAATCCTAGATCCATTAAGTTATCAAATGTGTCTGTGGCCTTGGTAGCCAATGCATCCATTTCTTCGTCTGACGCATCAAGATTGCGTACCGCAGGCAATGCAGCATCAATTTTATCTATGGTGTTGTCTATGTCTGTTATAGCTGATTGAGTTTGTTCAACGGTAGCAGTTTCTTCAGGTGTTTGTCCTGAGGGAGGTAAGTCAAAAAGTTCTTCAAGTTTTCTCATACCCATATTTACCGTGGGCCTAGGCAGTTATCTTTTCTTGGCGCCTTGATGGAACATGTCATCTTCGGTAATTACACGGAAAACAAGTCCGTTGCGTCTGCACCATTTAGTGGCTTGATCCCATTTGGCATAATTAAGAGCCACCACTGCTCGATCTTTAGCACTTGCCTTGCTTTCTAGAACACTTTGTTTTTTGGGTTTGATTTCTATTACTTCGGCTTTTAACAAATTGTCTTTGGTGCGATAAGTGATCAAGAAATCTGGAATGTAAATACTTTGTTTGCCGGTGATGGGATTGCGATAGGGTATAGATATACTTTCACTGGCCCACTGTAATATATTATCATTGGTATCAAGGAAATGCATGAAGCTCATCTCCCACCCTGATCTGAATCTAGGAGTATTTTTGCCCACATACTTGGCAGGATTTTGAATTTGGTAAGTACCTTGACGATAGTTAGCCATAAAGTCAAGCTTGAATATTTCTAGCCACGTAATAGTTGGGTATACTGGGTACATTTACACCCAACAATGTAGCAGGGCTTCTTAACCCATTTAGATAGTAAGTTAGTGTCAAAGTCAATTGAGGCTGACTTTGGCCCTGTATCTGTTGCAACAGTGTCAGCACAGGTATTTTTGACTGTGCAGCAATTCTAAATAGTGTCACAGTAAAATTGCCAGCAGCATCGGTACTGCCAAACACACTACGAAAATAACTGTTGACTACGTCATATTCGTCTGCTGGTACGTGTTGTGAAAAATGATAGAAACTGTCAAATACTCGAACTGACAAGTCTGTGTTAGGGTTAATTGCGTTGACTGAGCCCATGGTTATCCCGCTCCTCCTGCTCCGCCTGGACCACCTGGATTGGTGGGATCAATGGTTAAATTTGTTGTTCCGCCAAACTGATCTGTCACTGGCAGCGGAGGTACTGGAAAAAATGCACCGCCTCCGGTGTTTTGAATTTGTTGAATTTGTCCAGGCAAGCTCCCTTGAAGAGTGCTCTGCGAATTGTCATATGCAGTGGTTGATACTTGACTGGGACTGGGCTGATACGTGTTTATGTTTACGCCAGCAGTTTGCACTGCACCAGTGACATTTTGTAACCCATTAAACCCAGATTGCATGGACTGCAAATCTTGTATATCACCAGTGGTGGCAATAATACCCCCTTGTGCAAACACTGAATTGGTTGTTCCAGGACGTGTGATATCACTAGGTTCATTGTCATAATTTTCTGGGCTAGCAAACCCAGTGACCACTGTGCTAGGAGCCTGGCCGCCAATGGCTCCAGCATAATATTTGACAGTTTCGTAGCGTATGGTCATGGTATGTTGAACAGTACCGTTGCCCTGGCTGTAGTCATAGGTATCGTGTTGCCAACCAGTTATGATTGGATTAATTAAAGTGTACTGAGCAAATTGCTTATTGGCCAACCCGTATATGGTGATATCATTAAAAAATGCAGGTTTGCTACCAGTAGTGGTGGTAGTAGTTTGATTTGAGTTATTGTAAGTTTCACCAATATATCCCCAATCAGCCACTGTTCGAGAGTTATCATATATATCGTTGGTATTGTATCCAAACCCGTTGCCTATTGTGGCAGATTGACCAGAAGTTCCTGGCTGATTGGGGATGTTATTATAACCTTGACTAGAATCAGCATAATAATAACTGTAGTAGTTGTACCACATGGTACGTATCAAGTCACTGGTATCATCATGAAAAGTCAATGTAACTGGTTCATAGTTGATTTTGGTTTGTACAAGACGTTTACGATTGTACTGATTCATTACTTCAACATCAAATGAATAGTTAGGTAACTGTGCAGTTTTGACTAGCACACTAACACTGTTGATATTGCCATCGCCAAACAAATTTCTCAGGGCAGGTATACCGGCGGTGTTGACGTTGAAATATACATGAAATAAGTACTTGACACGCGGCGCTAATGCGTAGTCATTGGTTCTAAAGACTTTAGAGGCGTGTCTATAGTCTTTTAATTCTCCGTAATTGCCAGTGGCACTTTGGAAAAAACCTTTTAGCAGGTCTTGTGCAAAACCTGCCATTGATTATCCGCCTATGCTAGTTGCAATGTCACCTAGGGTTCTTCCAACTGCAAGACCAACTCCACCACCACCTTGGGTTCCTTGTATTGCGTTGTCAAATCTAATGGTCAAACTGATTGTGGCAGCTTCATTGGTACCGTAATTAAAATCATTATAATTTACACCTTGGAGATAGCAACCTAATAAACTCCATGATTCCAATGCCACTGGCGCATTAGCACCATTGCCGCCGTCTAGTACTTCAAAATAAGTCAAGAATTTATAATCAATACCAGATGACGCTGAGCTCATTTCTGCGAAATCCAATTGCTTCTGCAGTTGCTCTCCTACTAATTTACTAACCTGTCCGTCAGCGCTGTCGCGAATATTACATGTGACATCAGCCCAACTATATTTGCCAGCTAATTTAATTGTACTATTATACACTGGGAGATCTATATTTTCAAATGTAACATTTGGTCTGGCAAAATCTACAACTTGCTTGGTAAGATTAGTTGTTGGTGAACTTATTCCAAGATTTTGAAATGAGACTCTGAATCTGTATTTCAGCTTGGGCATTATCAAGCCCTGTGTTGGACTGCTCTGATCATTGGCCAGAGGCACTGTCATTTTTGTTAGTGATGATGTAGCCATTTGTGTTCTATCTCCTGATACTGTTATTTATAGTAAAAAGATCGGGTAAACTTTACCCGACTTTCTTAGGCTGTTGTTTGTGCAGCAATGGTTCCTGTGTTCTGTATACGCAAAGGTATGTAGATAAATTCAATGGCTTTGACTGGCTCAATGGCAATATCAACATACAGTTCATTGGCATCAATGGTAGCAGGTGTGTTGTTTGTTAAATCGCACACAACCAAGTAATCATAGATACCACGTTTGTTCACAAGATCAATCATGAGACTAGTGACTGAATTTGTAATTTCGGCGCGAGTAATTGCATCATTAGGTTCAAACAAATAATTGTTTCCAATTTGTTGTAATCTACTGCGTAGATAGGCCACTAAACGTGCTACATTTATGCGATCCAATGCAGTTGCAGTGCCTTGCAACGTGTGATTACCAAAGTTCACTATTCCTACACCTGGAATAAAAGTTATAGGATTAATGTCATGTTGATAAAGTGTATCGCGCAACCCTTGATCAATAGTATCAGGAGTATAATTACCAGTGGCCGCATCTATATATCCTAAGCTGAATGCGTTGTCAACAACACCGCGACGTGTTCCTGCAGGTGCCAACCAAGGATAGCTTACACTATCGCTACGAATAATTGTACGCACCATCATATGGCTAGGTGGCTGTACCACGGCATTACCGCTCAAATCACTAGTTTGGCAACTGGGATAAAATGCTCCAGAATAACTGCTGTTAGTCAACAATCCGTCGCCAGTTACCAATCCCAATCCATTGTTGTTGGTTGACCATGTCACAACATCTGTAGGGCTTAGGCGCAAAGGAGTGTCAACAATGACAAATGCAGTATCGTTACGATCATCATTGAGTGCTACCATGTTTGGTGCAAGCTCTGGGTACTGTGGACATGCAATCAAATTAAACACATTTTGATTTTGACGTATAGTAGTATTAGAATCTATACCAGCACGTAGTGCTTGAACAATCAATGCTCGTTGAGCTTGTCTGCCCATAAACGGTGAACCATCTATACGATTACCACTGGCCGTATTCCAGGTTGATTTCACTGTTGGTAATGAATCTGGAGGAGGATAATCAGTAGCGTTCCATGCATTTGCCTCAAAAGACTTGATATTGAAACCAGACCTACGTGTGTTAAACAACAAAACACCTTGGGGATACAATGCAGGGTTTGGAGCATCTAAATCCAAATAGTCGCTGGTCAACAAACTCACAATACTCGGAATTGGATCTGTAATGGGATCGGTGGTACCGTTTGGTGCCCAACGTGCATCTGCAAACAATATGCCGTTTTCAGAAGTATGATTGGCATTGTTTATTGTTACCCACTGATCTTGGCCATTTATATTTTCCCAACGATTGATCACAGGATAGAGCTCTAAATCGCTTGTATCAATCCACAGATCGCCGTAAACCAATGGCGATGCAGCAGAATTATTCTGAGTAGTTGGTGCCGTTGGACTAAACTGTGGACCACTGGCATTGGTCATGGTCAAATCATAACCACGTACATCCGAAGAACAATTTTGGTAGCCTACCCAAGATCCTTCGTATTGAATCATGATATCAACTTGATCTATAGCAGAGTAATACCAAAGTTGACCAGTAGGAGGATTCTGATCAGGCGCAGTGTTGCTAGCAGTGTATGTAAATGTAGGTGATCCTACCCAATTACTAAGCACCAGCGCAGTACCAGTTACATTGAGATATCTGACTCCAGTGCATGCGGTAGAAAATCCAGCAGTAGCTATTGGCGTTCCAACAATGTTTGAAATTGTAATATCACCACCGGCAGCATGTGTAAACACAAGTGCTCCACTGCTATTCACTGATGCACTAACATAAGGTATGTTGGCTGCACTGACTGCGCTGACAAAAGCGTCAACAGTTGTACCAAGCAGTACTGCGGTTGCATTTATAGTAGTGGTAGTGCCAGGTTGTGTTGCTGTAATACTAAATGAGTTATTGGTAGTAAACGGACCAGGACTAGTTGTATTTCCAGTGATTACCGTGGCACCGGTTGTGAGTCTTTCAAGAATCAAAAATGCAGACGATCCTCCATTACCATTAAGTTGAGAAGCGTAAGGATCAACTTGCGCATAAGTTGTGCCTGCAGGAATGTTTAAGCCACCGCCTGAAGGATCCAACCCATATATGGCATAATCGTCATTGTAAAATACAGGACAACTCTGTGTTACAAAAGCACCCAAAGTGCTGTTGTATTTTTTAAGTACAATGTTTGTGCCAAGATTTACGTTGTTGGTCTTTTGCCAAACTGAACCAGTTGGCTCAGGCTGCGGTGCAGTGGTTCTCCAATTTGGCGCTGAATAATTTGGGCCAGCAAAATATGCAGGTACATAATAGGTTCCTGCGGTAATACCCAATGTTGTCAATGGAGTTCCAGTTCCATTAGCAATGGTAATTGTTCCATCACCAGATGCAGCAGTTCCATCACCATACAATAAAAATTGACCACCAGTATAAGCCGAATAAACACCTGTGATGGCTGCAGAATTTACTGCATTAGATAATCCTTCAACTGTGTTGTTAGGACTACCAGGAACCGCAACTGTAGTTCCGTTGATAACCACAGAATTGCCGCCGGTTAAACTAGTCGGAGTCAAAGTTCCTTGCACTGTGGGCCAAGAAGTTTTCCAAGTATTACTTCCAACCAATACCCAAGAATTGTAATAATCTGACAATTGTGTGGCACTAGTAGAACTTGCAGTAGGGCCTCCACGTTTGTAATATCCTGGCAATGTTGTACTGATTGCAGTGACTGCATAATTTCCAATACTACCAATGGATTGCAAAGGCACCGCAGAATCACTTTCAAGGTCTGCCGAATTGGTAATTACAATTGGTTTTTGATTTGTAAATGCTCCAGTTACCTGATTCCATTCAAAAATGCCCCATGCTGAGTTAACTGTATCTAACCAATAGGTATTATTATTAGGAGCACCTGTGGGTCTTACTAGACTGGCAGTGAGTTGTGATAAATCAATGTCCACACGTTGAACATAACATTGATTAGTTACACCCAACGCTGAATAAGCTGCCAACAATCCATATTCATTGAGTTCGTAACCATTGATTGGTGTTCCTGCCGCAGTATTGTAAAAGAATGGCACTCCATATGTGGATAACAAATCTCTTTGACTTGTAATTAAATAAGTTTTGTTGGCGTTGGCTGCAGTTGTTCCTGCCGCGATGCCTGTGCCAGCACCTGATACTTTATTTGCCGCAGTAGCCAATAAAATGTATGGAACAGAATTAGTTGCTGCTGGTATGTAATTGCTTTGATCAATTACTGAAACTTGTACGCCGGGTGATAGTAAAGCCATGACAAAATCCTTTTTTTCAATATAGGTATTTAGTAAAATTGGAAAAAAACAGGGGTATCTTGTCCCTACTCAGTAGGTTTTGTTAAATACAATATGAGACCTATATGTCAGGCATGTAATCAACGCCCAAAGGCAATTGCCTATCATCATACAAACGGACAAGTACAGTATAGACGTCTTTGCGAATATTGTATAAAAAGAAATCGGCAGATTGCTGCACCTGTACCTAGATGGAAATCTGCTGGATACAAGAAAAAATCAACATGTGATATGTGTGGATTCAAGTCCAAATACGCCGGACAATCTTTGGTATATCACTTGGATGGAAATTTAAATAATAACAATTTACGCAATTTAAAAACTGTGTGTTTGAATTGCACTGTGGCAATTGTCAAAGCTGACTTGGTTTGGAAGGCAGGCGATCTTGAACCAGATTATTGAGTTGTAGAAACAAATTATCCATGGTAGAATTATTGTCTATTTGTGCATCAAATTTTGTGCCAACCCAACTATATTCACTGGGATGCACATTTAGTTGTCGAAGTTTTCGTTGTCCTAATGCCCATCTAATATTCCCATTGGGACCAAGATTTACATGAACTGCTGCATCATACCATGCAGGTTCCGGTCCACGTACAACTCTGACAACTTGACCGCCTAATTTCCTTATGGCAGAAATTTCATTGGGAAATCTACAGTCTGTAATAACAATGTCATCTTTTGAAGAACGTAATTTGTTTTCCAAACTGGCTATCCAAATGTCATCGTGAAATGCAGATCTGCATACATCGGTGCCCCAGTGTTGTAGAACCCATCTAGGAGTAAGATTTGGAATTTGAAGACGTTCTGCCCACCAAACATCTACCTGTTCTCTCCATTCTCGGCTGTGCCTGGTTCGACCCTCTAGCATGTCTCTGTCCCACCCAAACACAGCACTGATAGCATCTTTAAGAGTGTTTGCAAAACTTTCTCTACGAAATTGATAGATATTGACCAGGTAGTCAGCTATGGTGTCTTTGCCTGCCCCAATAAAACCACAAATTCCAATGATCATGTAAGTGCCTTTATGTTTAAATGGTGAAGTGTTTTTTGCAGTAATTCTATTTGTCTGCGACAATCTTCAAGTGCATGATGACTAGTAGGAGGCTTTGGTAAATCAGGCCAAAGCCCAAAAACTGTACGACTGTCTCTAACAACATAAAATTGCCAAGGGATAGGTTTGTCATAACTTTTGTAAGCATGTTCTAGTATGTTCATATCATAAGTCGGGCCTTGAGCCCATATTCTTTTGCTTTTCCATATTAGTTTACCTAGTTCATCCAATGCTTGATCTAACGGAATACGCCCTTGTTCATTGAATGCTTCGTCTCTTGCAGCTGCTGGTTGGGTAGCCCACCAATCTATTGTGCCTTGTTGTATGCTACGATTTGGTTGACTTTCTAGAGTTATTCGAGCATAATATTTTTGTTCGTAGTAGCCTGTGCCCAACGGGTCAAAACTTTGCGCCGCTATAGTAAGAATAGTAGTGTCAGGACCAGTGCCAAGTCCTTCAAGATCAATCATTAAATCTGCCATGCTTGTATTGTAACATAACAGCAATTAAAAGTCTAGCAAACTTTAACCAATAACCCAGGTCAATGGTTGTGAACCATCTACGTAGTTTTTTAGATCATTAATACAAAATTCTAAAATTGCTTTGCCTTCCGCTTTCATGGCAGTGCCATTTAATGTAGAACCGCCTTGCGGACCTGCAATGGTGCCAAATTTTTCACGGGCTTCACCGATTATAATTTTACAACTTCCTACCATAAAATCACGTATCCATTGAGAAATTTGCGGATCACTGAGCAAATTAAATTCGGGTTTGTAGTTGTAGGTCCACAACAAAACAGATTCACCTGTGCCTTTGGGATCTCTTATTAGTTGCAGTTTTTTAGTCACAGTATTGAATGTAAAATTCATATAAGCACCAAACATACGACCTGCTAACTCTACATATTGGCTATAAAAATCGTAAGTGGCCAAGCCTCCGGCCACGTTAAAATTCATAAGATACACGTTTAGACTGGCCTGACTGAATGGATCAAAATTTGATGCAAAAGGACCGGTGGAATCTCCAAAAGTTCTGCGGAAAATTTGTCTTACACTCTGAACTTCTTGAGGTAAAGTATAGATGTTGACATTGGTAACAAGCTCCATAAACGTGTAGCTTTCTTCATAGGCATTTTCTGCTCTTTGTCTGTAATTACCTATTGTAGATCTATAAGCAGTTTCGTAGTGTTCTGCATCTAATTCAAGATCAATGATACCATCACCTAGCTGGTGACGAACATAGGTGAAAAGATCTTGTTTTAATGTTTCTAATGATGTTTCTGTTTGAATACCCATGCAAGCTCCAGTATAGGGTATTTATATCAAAATACTGTAGTTGCTCCACGTTTTTTGTTTAATGCTACTAAATTTTGATTGGTAAACTTTGTGGGACAAAATTTACATTGCGGTATAACATTATCTATGCTTGATATAAAAGTTTTGCCGCGCTGATCAAATTGTTCAACTGACAATGGTTCATATGCATTAAGCAATAATCTATCTTCATTGCTTATAGACAAGGTGTGCTGATGATCAAATTCTGGCATCAATGCCACTGGACCAC